GTCTTCAGCCTCTGACAAAAGCGCGGCTGCGGTCGCCACGGCGGTAGATTGCGAAAAAGATGCCGAACGGCTGACGCTCCGGTTGGTGAATCTGCGGAAAAAGATCCTCCGTGAGATTGACAGCATGGAAAGAGCCGAAGAAAGAATCGTGTTGAACGAGTATTATGTCTGCAATATGTCTGTTTCTGACATTGCGGCAGAGTGGCAAAAGTCACCGCGGCACGTGATCCGGGTAAAAAAACAGGCAGAATTGGAGTTTTACGAGAGAACTTTGAAGGGCAAGCCCAGAAAATCATCGAAATTCTTTCGCTAGTCACCTATTGTCACTTGATGTCACCTTGCGCCGTACTTGACTCTATGTTATGGTACAATACGGAAAAGAATAAAAAGAGAAAAGCTATATATGGGCATGGCGCAGGCCGTGTCCATTTTTACTTCTGCGAAAGAAGGTGTGTCTGCGATGTATTCCGGGCGAAGAACAATCTGGACGGATGAGCGGGAAATTACGAGGGATAATGTGTTGCAAGTAATCCAGGATTCCGTATCGGATTTTCTGGCGAACCGCATGGAGTGCGAATATCTGTTGCGGTACGAAAAAGGCAATCAACCGCTGAAGCGTGAAAAAACGTATCGTGCAGAAATCAATATCGAGTGCATTGACAACGTCGCGAACGAAGTCACAAATTTTCATACGGGATATCATTGGGGCAACGAAATCACATTCGTTCAGCGAGGACGCGTTGACGGCGGAAAGAACAACCAGAACGAACATGAGGGCGTCGCACTGATCAACGAGTGCTATTCCAGTGAGTACGGGAAAGATAAATCGCAGGAGCTCGGCTATTTCGTAGAGGTCACTGGCATTGGTTATACATACATCGATGTTAACACGGAGTACGAAGACGGTGACAGCTATTTTACCTACACAGTTCTCGACCCCAGAGCCGCTTTTGTGGTTCGGTCAAACGCCTATACGGACAAACGAATTGTTCTGGGCGCAACATTCCGGGAAGACAAAAAGGGCAACCGATATCTGACATGCTTCACGAAAGATGAGCGGTTTGAGATTGTCGGCGGTCGTATAGTCAACGGCTATGAAGTCGATTATAAATACAACCACGGAAAACGAAGTGGAGAGATCAATCCGTTAGGCATCATTCCGATTGTCGAATGGATTCGGGCTCACGACCGCATGGGATGCTTTGAGCGGCAGCTTGCCGATATGGACACGCTCAACATCGAGGAATCCGACTTTGCCAATCTGGTTGATCAAAATGTCCAGTGTATCTGGCACGCAAATGATGTGGAGTTTGCCAAAGATGAAAAAGGCAATACGGTTACGCCGGAGTCGAATGATTGGGTATTCACGCAGACTACTAGAGACGGCAAAACACCTTCCATCACGCCGCTGGCAGTTCCGACGGAGTATTCGGGCATTATGCAGAACATCGTGAACAAGAGGTCTACGATTTTGCAGAAATGCAACGTGCCACAGAGAAATGATAATTCCGGCGGCAGTACAGGAGTTGCGATGTCGGATGCTACGGGTTGGAGCCAAGCGGAGGTCGAAGCGAACAAACAGCAAGGCATCATCGAGCGGTGCAAGATGCAAGAGCTGAAAATCGCACTCCGCGCAATCAAGCTATCGGATGATGTGCCGTCAAACAGTCCGCTTTTGTCCATGCGGTATTCTGATGCTGTGCCTAGCGTGAAACGTCAAAAGAGCTATGAGCTTGTGTCGAAGGTTAATGCTTACTCTACGCTCGTTTCCCACGGCATCCACGGCTTGCACGCCATTCGCATTGTCAATCTATTTGATGATCCTCAACAGGTTTACGAGGATTCCGAAGAGCTTATCAATAAATTCCAAAAATCTACATTTGACAGACAGCAGAACACGGAGACATCTGGCAACATCCAGGAACGTGCCGGCTCTGACGAATCTGACCAAATTGAGAATAGTCCGAACATCGACGGAATGGATAGAAAGTCCCCGGACGGGGAAGAAACGGAGTAATCCATGGCGACACTGTTATCATTCGACAACATAAACAGGTTGACGGAAGAGGACAGGAAACGCCACTTCGAAGAATACTTCCGTCCGATGTACCTCACGGAAGAGCAAAAAAAGAAAAGAGCAGCACTCGCGGACGATATCATGGATGCGGTGCTGTTTCTTTTTACGCTTTACCTCGTGGCATTGCAGAATAACCGTGAAATCGAAAGTGCAAGAGCCGAAAGAGAGTATCGGGAGCAACTATTGGATGCCATGAAGGACTACGATATCGACCCGGAAATCGTCAATCGGTATCTGGATGAAATCGCGGCAGAGGAAGTCAGAGCGACAAGCGAGAGAGCGTCCGATGATGAATATTGGACTTCACCCGAACGCGCGCTGACCATTTCAGAGGATGATTCGAGCATCCTTTGGGATAATCAGGAATACTCCGATGCTGTGGCCGCGGGAATGACAAGCAAACAGTGGCACACCATGGAAGACGACAGAGTCAGACCGACACACGTAGATGTCAATCTGGACGTCGTACCGATTGATGAGCCGTTTGTGGTCGGAAACAGTTTGATGATGTTCCCTCATGACAGTTCGCTAGGCGCGGACATTTCCGAGATAGCAAATTGCAGATGCAGTGTTTCTTACGAATAGGCTATGCGGAACAAAGCGATGGACGCTTGCAACCCTCATAAGGTTGATGGTGCGGGTTCGATTCCCGTTTCCGCTATTTGTGCGGAGATGCACGTTAAAAAGCGCAACTTCGGAGAGAACCGAAGAGAATTAAACGCAAACAAACAAAGGCAGAGAAGCCTAAAATCGCAAAAAGAGAGGTGTTCACGTATGAATGAAAATGCAACTAAGACCACGGAAGAGACCAAAATCGAGACCACGGTGCAAGGCGAAAATGACAACGTTCAGACCGACCCAAAGGCAGCTGGAAACGAAGACAATGAGCCGTCCGTACAAGATCTGATGGTTGAAATCGCAAAGCTGAAACGAACGAATGACAAGCTGTCGTCCGAGTCAGCGGAATGGCGCAAAAAATACCAGTCCACACTGTCAGAGAAGGAAAAGGCATCTCAGGAAAAAGCTGAGAAGGAAGCCGAGAAGGAAGAGCAGTTCAAAACCCTTCTCCGCGAAAACAGAATGAACAAAATCGAGAAGTCCTATCTGGCTCAGGGATGGACTGCGGATGAAGCGTCAAGGATGGCGGTTGCCGAAGTGGATGAGGATTTCGACACGCGCATGAAGATTCTTGCCGAGGTGGAGGGCCGAAAATCCAAACAGGTAATGAGCGAGTTTTTGAAGAATCGCCCCGAACTGCAATATGGAACCGGCAATTCGACCGTTACACAGGAACAGTTCGACAAGATGAATCTGCAAGAGCGCACGAAGCTCAAACGGGAACATCCCGATACATACAGCCAATTTGCCGGACGCAGATAAAACAATAACCGGCCATAAATCTGATATGGCCGCTAACCACTAAAAGTTATGTGGTAGAAAGGAGCTAACATGCCCGCAGGAAGTAACGCAACAAAACTTGCAGATCTGTTCGACCCGGAAGTAGTCGCAGATTATATTGACCAAAAACTTATTGATGGAATTCGTCTGTCCCCACTGGCAAGGATCGACACCACCCTTGTTGGCCGCCCCGGCGACGAACTGACCATGCCCTACTACAACTACGTAGGAGACAGCGTGGAAGTCGCGGAAGGTGCTGACATCCCGATTGCAAAGCTGACTCAGGGAACCAAAAAGGTAAAGGTTGCCAAAATCGGCCGTGCTATCGAATTTACCGATGAGGCTATGCTTTCCGGCTACGACAACGACATTGCACAGGAAGCAGCCGATCAGGTGGTAGTTGCAACTAACTCCAAGGTTGAGGCAGACCTGATTACCAAAGCAGCAAGCGACGCCACTCTGACCGCATCTATCGCCGCAAGCGCAACTAATGTTGCAGATGGCATTGCCGATGCTCTGACCCAATTTGGTGAGGATATCGACGGCGAGAAGGTTCTGGTTATCCCGCCTGAGTTCTATGCCCGCCTGCGTAAGTCCGAAGGATGGATTCCGAACACCGAGATCGGCGGCGAAATGCTTGTCCGTGGTGTTGTAGGCATGGTGCACGGTTGCCAGGTTATCACCTCCAACAGACTGAAATCCGTGACTTATGACACTTATGCAAAGACCACTGATTCGGCCATCAGTTCCGGCAAAACATATTACATCCTGAATAATCTGGGTGAATACGAAGCTGTTGCTTCTCCAGCTGTTGCCGACATCGGCAATTATTTCGAGAAATCTTCCGCTACCGGTGCCGTTGCTCTGGTAATCAAACCCGGTGCACTGGCTATTGCCATGAAGCGCGACACTCTGGTTGAGTTCGACCGCGACATTATCGCTGAGACCAACTACATCAAGGCGTCCAAACTGTTTGCGCCCTATGTGTACGATACCAGCAAGCTGATTCGGATTGCCCTGCCTACTGCTTGATAAGCGGAGGTGAAATCATATGGGTATGATGATCCGAAGAAGTCGTAAGGCACAAGAGGCGGCCGCACAGGCCGCCCTTGCCGCGTCTAAAAAAGAAGCAGAGAAGGAACTTCCTTTCGTGGATGTTCCAGACCATATGAAGCAGGAAGATAATCCGCCGAAAAGACGTGGCAGACGGTCGTAATACGACTCGAAAGAGGTGAAACGGCATGGCAGATTACTCTACTGTTGAAATGGTTCAAGAGCTGATCACGGACTTGCAGGCCGAGCTCGAACCGACAGATGACCAATTCGATGCTGTGCTGTTAAAAACAAAAGTCGTCGGGGCATACCGGGATATAAGGGACACAAGGCGGTATCCCTCATATTACACGAGTGAAGAGATTGAGCGGGACATGGAGAACTTCTACATGACGGTTCGGTCGCTTGCCCTGTACGACTACAACACAGTAGGCATCGAATGGCAGAAGGTAAACAAAGAGAACGACGTTTCCCGTGAGTTTATCCGACGCAGTTCGTTGTTTAGTGGGGTAATACCTCTGTCTCACATTTAAGAAGGTTGTGCACGTGGATTCACGTAGGGATGCTGGCGGCGAGGATGGGTTGCCAGATGTGAGAGAGGAGGTCGGTGGCGATGAGAACCAAAGCACCACGGACAGCAAGAATCAATAAACAAAACATGCACTATTCCCTGTATTCCGGGACAGTGCCGGTGTACGAAGTCGATGAGGACGGTTTGCCGCTCTACATCGAAGTCGACGGCGAACAAGTCCGTGTCGAAGCCGGGACGCAGGCGGCGAGATATACTACCCCGGTGCCATTCGTTGCAAACATCAGTAGTGAACTGAATGAGATGCACATGAAAGCATGGGGCGTAGACCAATCGTCCATTTACTCCGAAATTGTATGCCAAAAAGGTTATTTACCGCTAGACGTTGGCGCTATCATCTGGCGCACTTCGCCCATTACATATGACGAAGATGACAACGCTTTTATCAAAACAGATGACGGTAGATACATTGTGGTCGGCGGCATCGAGGTGGAGGATGGACAGACATATCTTGTCGGCAATAGCGGCGAGAGAATCCCGCATCAAGCCAGTTCTGACTATACCGTAGTCGGTATCCGAACAGAGGGCTT